AATTGAAAGACACATAGACAAAGTTAAAATGATATTTTGTGAAATACATAAAGACGTTGAATATTGGGTAGGCAGAATGAGTAAATTTTACAAAATAGAACAGTTTAGTAATTGTGAGTTTAAGATGACAAGATGAATATATTAATTTGCAAAGGTGCAGGGTTTATTGGTATATTAATTTAATATGAAAAAATGCAAAGATTGTGGGGCGTTAAAATCAAACAAGGGTTTATATTGTAAAAAATGTGGATATAAACATAGGACAAGACCAGTTGGTCTTGTTTATATAAAACATAAAATAAACCCAACTTCTTTTAAAAAAGGAGTAATCCCCTGGAATAAGGGGTTGTGTCTAAAGGCAATAAGTGAATATGGTGATGATAAAAGTGAATTACACAAATGGATTAGAAGAAATTATGGCGAACCGTTACAGTGTGAGTATTGTGGAAAAAAGAAAAATATTGAATGGGCTAATAAAAGTAATAATTATTTAAGGAAGCGTGATGATTGGATGACATTGTGTAGAAAGTGCCATCATAAATATGACTTTGAGATGTTTGGTTGTAGAAAATCATTTTTTAACAGTAAAAAAAATATCAATGGCTAAAATATTATGTATCGGAGCGGCTGGATTTATAGGTTCTCATCTAGCAGACTACTTGAGTAAAAAACACAATGTAATCGGCCTAGATAATTTCTCCCACGCCTGCGGATATCAAGGTGACTATCCTATTGTTTACGGAGACATTAGATATCTTGAAGAAATTGAAGAACAGATTAAAAACTGTGATATTGTCTATCACCTTGCGGCACAAATAAATGTAGACAAATCAATTCTTTTCCCCCAGGAGACATTTGATATCAACATACAGGGAACTAAAAACGTTTTAGACTGTGCTAAGAAACATAACAAAATTGTTATATTTGCTTCAACGAGTGAAGTTTATGGCGAATACAAAGGCAAGATAAAAGAGGACTTAGTCTGTAACCCTCAAAGCCCTTATGCTGTGTCTAAATTGTGTGCTGATAAACTCTGCCAAAACTACCACACGTTATACGGTTTGGAGGTTTATATATTAAGGTGTTTTAATGTTTTTGGACCTCGTCAATCTTCAGGGGTTTATGGGGCAGTCATACCTATTTTTGCTGACCTAGTCAAACAAGACAAGCCCCCGGTAATCTTTGGAGATGGAAAACAAAGGAGAGATTATATTTACGTTTCTGATGTCGTTAGAGCCTATGAGTTAGTTCCTACTATTAAGAAACTCGTGGGCAAGGAGATAAACGTCGCTACGGGTAAGTCTCATTCAATCAACGAAGTGGCTGATTTAATAATTAAAATAATGGGTAAAAAACTAGAGCCTATTCACACCGAAGCAAGAAAAGGTGAAGTGATGAAATTAGAAGCTAATATATCAAGGATTAAAAGATACGGTTGGAGACCTAAGATGAGCTTTGAAGACGGGTTAAGGAGGTTTCTGTGAGCGTAACAGCTGTCCTTATTACTTGGAAAAGGCAGGAGAACATTCCTATTATTGTAGCCCAATTATTGAGATATCCTTTTATAAGCGAAATCATAATAGTCGACCATTCAAAGTGTGAGAATCTAAAAGCATACGGAAGGTTTACTAACAGTTTAAGGGCAAAGAATAACATTATCTATACTCAAGACGACGATTGCTTAGTCCACAACATTCAAGGAATCTATAACAAGTTTTTAGAGGATAATACCAAAATTGCTTATTCGGGAATCGAAGGGTATGAAAAAAAGATAGAAACTTATGGAGAAAAACAATTAGCTCTATTGGGTTGGGGGTCTATGTTTAGCAGAGATATGATAGGAGTGCTAGATAAGTATATTAAAGAGTATGGAAAAGACGAATGTCTACTTCGTGAAGCTGATAGAATCTTTACTTTACTTCAAAATAAACACCACAACTTCGTTCCCGGTGGAGTAACTCACTTACCGGGTAAAGACGATGATAATGCTTTGTGTCAACAATCTGACCATATAACGTCTAAAAATTTAGCTACCGAAAGATGTTTAAGAATAAAATAAGCGTAATCACGCCCACAATTAGACCTGAAGGGTTGGCTATTGTTCAAAAAGCCCTAGAAGAACAGGACTTTGAGGATTTTGATTGGTATGTCGGGTCTACTTTTAAGCCTAAATCCTGGGCTACATGGGTTCAAGACGATTTTAAGGGTGGGGTGTGGACTCTTAATAGAATCTATAATAAATTAATTAAGGAAAGTCAGGGAGAACTCGTGGTTAGTTGGCAAGACTTCACTTATGGGGATTCTAATATCCTCTCAACCTTATGGCAGAGATATCTAGATAATAAGAAATCCTTAGTCTCTGTATTGGGAAATAAGTATTACGATAAAACCTTTATGTTAGAAAGTTGGTTTGACCCACGGATAACTCTAAACCCTTTTAGAGAGACTGCTTTTATGGATGTAGAGTGGAATTTGTGCTCTTGCCCCCGCAAAGCACTTGAAGAGATAGGTGGATTTGACAGTGGAATGGATATGAAGTTTTTTGGTATGGACGGATTTAATGTTAATCAACGCCTTGCTGATTTAGATTATAGATTCTATGTTGATGGTACGGTTAGGTCGTATTCTCTAATGCACGGTAGAGTTCCAAATTGGGAAGAGAAAAATGGAATCCACGGGGCTTATCAAAAACACATCGAAGAGAGAAAACAAAAGGACGAATGGCCGGTGCTTAGATATTTGAAAAGTTGATAACCTCTTAAAGTGTAGTCTATATATAAACTATGACTACATTAGAAGATATATTAAAATCCTCCAATTCTTTTTTAGACCTAGATTATTCTCTCCCTACAGGAACGGAACTAACGACTAGAATTGATTTTGTTAATCAAGCCGTTAAAGAGGCGTGTTCGGCTTACAGATTCAGAGAATTTACCGAGAATTACCAAGTTTTAGCGACTTGTGCTTCATTGAGTTTACCTGATAACTTTCGTGAATTAGAAGAAGCCCCCGCAACAGAAGATAATGGGATTTTTACTTCCTATCCCCAAATCAGACCTGAAGAAAGATTTACCAAAAATTCAGACGACGATTATTGTTATGTACTTGGAAGCCCAAATAATTATAAACTAGTTCTTAATAGTCTAGCTACCAATGCTACTGTTTCAATCCAATATCAAAGGTATCCAAGTGGAATGGCAACTCTAACAGATATATGTGAACTCCCTGATGCAGAATATGTACGCTTGAAGCTAATTTCTTACGTTTTACAATCTCGTTCAGATGAACGTTTCCCCATAATCGATGCAGAAGCAAATAACAGATTAATCAATATGATTGGCAGGTCAATGATTCAACCCAGTGGGGGACTGAGAAGAATTCCCTCTAATCAAACTTATAAAATAGGAAAATAAATGCCTTTACTTAACAACAAAGTACCAGCTTTTAAGCCAAGAAAAAGCCTAGAAATTAAATGGGACGAGTTTCGTGGTGGTTGGAATCCCCTATTAAGACCTACAGAGTTAAAAGACAACGAACTTGCTCAAGCAGATAATATAATGTTAATTGGTTCGGGTGTACCTACTGGACGTTGGGGAACTTCCTCTTATTTCACAGCTAACGCCACGGGTTCGATTCGAGGATTAGGGACTTACTTCTCAACTGTCGATGATTCAGTTAATCGCTTAATTGCTCTCACAGACGAGGGATATCTTTGTTATAAAGACGATTCTTCTTTTACGGCTATTAATGGGCAGTCTTACCCCAGTGGTTCAGTGGCTCGTTTCGAACAACTTGGTGGAAAGACCTACATCGCTTCTAAAAATAAAGCCTTAACTCAATATGACGGAACGAATCTTGTCGTTTACGCTACCATTTCCCCACCCACGGGTTTGTCGGCTAGTAACATTTCAGGAACTTCGGGTACACAGATTTATTCATGGAAAGTCGTTACTCTAGCGAGTTCAGGTGGTACTACCGAAGCCTCAAGTCCGATTACTCTACCAAGTTTGCCTTTTGATATGGAAAACTCCTTGGTTAGACTTTCGTGGACTGCTCCTACGGCAGCGGCTTCGACTATCACGGGATACGAGATTTATCGTGGAAGTTTAGGTAACGAAAGATTTTTAGCAGGTGTTGGGCCTTCTACTACGGTTTATTTTGATAAGGGAGACCAACCCGCAGAGGGAATCCTGGCTCCGATAACAAATACTACTGGCGGTGTAGCTTCTGAATTTATTGAAAAAGTAAACGATAGACTTTTAATGGTAGATACCACCGACCCAACCAAACTCTTAATCTCAGGACGTTATCCAAATCAATATAAGTTCTCATTTATAGACGGTGGAGGATATATTTACATCGACCCAGATTCAGGACAACGAATCACGGGTATCAAAGCTCAACCAGGAAGTGAAAAAATTATTGTCTTTAAGGAATATTCTTCATTCGCAGTTACCTTAAACTTGGTGGCTTTGGGAAATTACACTATTCTCGACCCAACCTATCAGCCAGTTTCTACTTTAGTGGGTTGTAGCTCACAAGATACTATCCAAGTGGTTGAAAATGATATCTTCTATCTCGGAAAGAAAGGTGTTTATGTTGTTGGATTCGAACCCAATTTCTTAAACTTAATCCGAACCAACGAAGTTTCAGCTCGTATTCGCCCTTACCTGTCAAAACTCACGGGAGACGACTATAAAGAAGCGTGTTCAATGTATGTGGATAATAAATATATTGTTAGCTTCCCAGGACGTAAAGAGATGATAGTCTATGACCGAGAAAGAGGCTGTTGGATTGGACCGTGGATTCTACCTTTTGGAATCTCGACAATGAGAAAATACACCGACTCCTCTAACACGGAAAAATGGGTATTAGGTTCAGCTAACTTAAATAAAGTCTATACTTTCGAAACTTCAGTTAATTCTGATGATGGAACTATTATAAACAAGACTTTAAGAACGAAAAAGGAATACTTCGGCTCATGGTCTATCTTAAAGATTATTAAGTATTTCAAGGTCTTATTTAGAAACATCACAGGTTCAGTAGACGTAAACATCTTACTTGAAAACCGTAACGGACAGATTCAAACCATTAAGACCTTTACTATTGAGGGTTCGGCTATCGCTGGAAGCTCAGGTTGGGGAATTGATAACTGGGGAACAGCAAGTTGGGGATTAACTTCAGGTTCAGTTGTCATAACAGGAGATGAGTTTTATCGTTGGACACAACTCTTTAAGGAAGGGCGTATCTTACAAATCGAAATCTTATCCAATCAGGCAAATACTAACTTTGAGTTACTAGGGATTAATGTTACCGCTTCTCAACAGTCCGAGGGACAACTTCCGGCTGGACAGCGTGTTTGACAACCTAGTTAAATATTAACTATAAACAAATTATAAATATTAATAAAAAACAAATATGGAAACTTTAGGAATAGGTAGTAATACGTCACCAGTTTTTGAGACAACACCAATTCATACTGGCTCATGGGGTACACCAGATTTGGGTATTTCAGAGTCATTAAAAGGTCAAAATGACCCCATCACTGTAAGTGGTGGTGGAGACTTAAGTCAATACACCAATGTTCCCATTATTGAAGCATATAAAGATAGAGGATGGACCGATTTGAACGCAATTAATGCTGATATGTCAGCAAAGGGTTCTACTTATCAAAGTATAATAGGGGGACAGACTTTTTCAAATAATTCTAATCCATCATCAGCTCCTATTCCTACTAACAATGTCGCTACAAACTTTGATGATGTTTATAGTTCTATGTATCCAGGCTGGTCAAGACAAGAAGCCTACAACGATTGGGTAGCTAAAGGAAGACCAAGTCCTGCTGCCACAGGTGGTCAAGATGCTTTTAATCAGTTTATTACTAAAAACCCTTATTCAGATATCACTCCTGGTTGGAATCCTGCCGACTTTGAGAATGAATTAAATAATATCTACAACGAATCAATGGGCCACGCTGCTAAACAAGAACAATATGCTGGTCAATTAAAAGAATCTAATATCGCAGATATTAATCAACAGTTCAATACCTCACAAGGTACTTTAGACACCTCAAAAGGACAGTCTTTGGGTACACTCGCAGGTAACACAATTTCCGCCCGTCAACAGCAAGAAAAAGCCCTAGATGCTGCTAGGAGACTTTATTCAGAACTAACTCAAGGTTATCAACAGAGATATGGTGGTGCTTCTTCCGCAGGTGAAGCCGCCAGAGCTCTAGCAGGTCAGGAACAACAGAGACAGATGGGAAGTACAAGACAAGCGACGAGTGACGCTTTAAGACAGATTGATACTCAAAAACTAAATGTTGAAGAAAATTATAAGAACAGTCTTTTAGAACTACAATCTAAAAAAGAATCCGCAGTTAGAGAGGCTAATAATAACTTCCAATCAGCAATTCTAAGTATTGAAAAAGACCGTGCTACCGCAGGCCAAGAAAAAGCTCTTGCAAAGATGAATCTCTTAAAAGAGTACAAGACCGAACTCTTTAACATTAAACAGCAAGAAGCCGCTTTTACAGCTAACATTCAAGCCATGAGAGAACAAGCCAATATCGAATTAGATAGCTATCAAAAACAACTCTCCGCTTCGACTGGTGCTGGTACAAGTGCTTTAAGTGGTTTAAGAAGTTCAACCACTACTAATCCTACATCAGGTCTAACCATTGGCGGACAAAAATTCGATAACGTTGGTCAATTAATGACTGGTGTTAAGAAAGACGACTTGACTAATTACTTAGGACAAATGGGACAGTCAAATAAAGACCTACCCGTTTGGATGCAGTAGTTGATAACCTCAGATTATATAAGTTAATCTAGGTCATGGCACTGAATTTAGTATCAAGTATCAAACGAAAGCTCCAAGAGACATTTCAACAGAATCAACAGAGGCCTGTTAGTAAACTTTCCAACGCATTTAATGATAATCAGGGGTGGTTTCAACAGGGCAAATTAAACTTAAGAGGGGGTATCCAACAGACTCAACAAAGAGCGGCTCAAAACCCCTTCTCCTCTTTTGCTGGTGTTACTATTCCAAATTTTAAGAATCCTCAGATTAAATCTCTTTATAGCAGTGTTAATACGCCCGAAAAACAAGCTTTCTTTAATCAACAACCAACAAATACTTTCGCACAAAAATTAAATTCTTTTGCGATGAACCGTTATGTTGCTCCCATTACTCAAGTTCCAATGAGAGCTAAACAATTATTTGGAAAACAAAGCACAGGCGGAGAGAGACTACAGGGTGGGCTAGGGGTACTTGGTGGCACATTGGCTATGATTCCAGACCCAATAGGGGACATAGGAATGCCATTATACGATTATTGGAAGGGACAAAGTGCGGCTACAAAAAGTGGTGCTGGATTTTTAGACGCTCAGAAAGCTGGAATGAGAGGATTAATTGGTCAAGAAAATACTGGTTTAGGTACTGCGGTAGCTAAAGGAACTATGGGGGAAAATCTACTTAATTTAGCTGAATTGCCAATAATAATCGGTGCTACTGGTAAATATAATAAAACCAAACAATTAAAAGAACTGACATTAAAATCCGAATCGGAAATTATGTCTGCCCTTAACTCGGTCAGAAACTATAAAAAATTCTCCCCCGAAGCTCAGATGAATATTATCTCTGATATTACTAAGACGGCAAGAAAAATAGCACCAGATATTATAAACAATAAGGAAATGAAGGCTATTTATCTTAAGAGTCCTGAAACATGGATGAAATACGTTACTGATAGAATGGTTGAAAGACTAGCTGATGTAAAAAACCCCAAACTTGGTATTGGATTCTCAGTTAAAAGAACAGGTGATGGCTCCCCACCTCTAAAGACAGGAGGAGTATCTACACCACAAAATGAATTATTAAATCAAAAGGCAAGGTCATTGTTCACAGAGGGTAATGTTCCTTCTAAAAATACTTCTAAACTAATTGACCTCACTAAAAACGATGGTCAAGTTAAAAACAATTCACAAATAACATTATTAAGGGGCGAAAATGGTCAAATGAAAACAAACCCCAGTGGTGGTTTATGGTTCACTGAAAATTTAAACGAAGCACAAACTTATGGAAAAAATATTTATATTACTGATGTAAACTTAGGTAAAACAAAAACATTTAATGATGTAGAAGATGCCTTTTATCAATTATCAGGTAAATCTTTTACAGACGAACAAATAAGTGGTGGGCAACGAGTATTAGAACCATTATTAAAAAAAGAAGCAACCAAAAAAGGTTTAGACAGCTTGGTTCTTAGATATGGTGGTACTGGTGATGGTGCTGGTCAAAACCCACAAGTTGTTATTTTTAATGATAGTTTAGTTAAGACCAAATCTCAAATATCACCAGAAGTAAAGACAGGAGAGATAAAACAACCTACTATAAAGACAGCTCTTATAGATAAAAAGGTAGATTTGGGGTTTGAACCTAATAACATTGATATTGGCAAACCGGCACAACAGGTTGAAATGCCAACCACCAAAGTACAAACAGAATTACCAGCATCCAGTAAAGTTTCACGGCCACAAGATATTTTATCACTTCCGGAGGGGGAGATAAAACAACAGGTAGTTAGAACAAAGGCACAATTAAAGAAAGTATTAGCTGAAAATCCCAACGCTAACGTCAGAATAGAACTAAAACCAGGTAAAGGTAAAATAGCCACTTTAGGACAAGTTCCTGACAGGGCAGATGTAGCCTCAACCTTACCAAACCGACTAAATACTTTTATAGATGATGTGCTAGGTTATTCAACCAAAGCTCCTAAAGGGGGCACTAAAAAAGCTTCTTTGTGGACAAGGACACTTCGAAAAGGTCAAGAGAAAATTACTACTAAAGTAGAAGAAGCAATGGGTAGTGATAACTCCCTAATTAGAACAGCCGCCTCAACCTTACAAAACTTTTTCAAAGGATTAGGAATGAGTCCTGAAAGAGCTAAGGCTTCGATGGAATTAAGGGGTGAAATGGGCGTAGCCAATCAACGTGCTTACGATGTTATGGACACTCTATATAAGAGTCTAAAGAATAGAAAAGGCTCACTTGAAAGAATCAATGCTGTTTTAGACCCAGATATAAGTAAAATAAAGGTCAAATTTAATGATTTAACTAAGGCCGAAAAACAAGTCTATGGACTTATTAGAGAAGGATTAGATTTGGTGCATGACACTTCTTACGCCAACGGTCATATATCAGTCGAACTTTATGTAAAAAACAAGGGTAAATATGTTCCAAGATTATATGATGTAACCGAACTTCCACCCGAAGTTAGTAAGTTTATTACTCAAGGAAAAAAGATAGCCAATGACCTTTATAAACAACGCAAAGATATAGATGCTTGGAAAATGGATAATTCATTAAACGACCCCGTCTATGCATTAGGTAAAAGACTCGCCCAAGTAGAAACGAATAGTGCCATTAAAAAATACACCGACTTTCTAGCTTCTAACCAAAGATTTGTTTCAGATGTTGAAAGACCAGGATTTACCAAACTCTCTGACTCTCCTTCTTATGGTGCTTTGTCGGGTAAATATGTCTTAAATAGTGCCGCAGAGGACTTAAAGGGGTTTTTCTTTAGCAATCAGGCTATGCAAAACCTTTATGATGTCTTTAGGGCTTATGACCGAATGCCAATTAGACAATTACAAAAGAAACTTTTAACTGTCTTTAATCCTACTACCAACGTAGGAAACATAGTATCCGACCAAGTGTTTGGATTTGTAACCGGAGTTGACCCATTTACACTAAACAAAAATCTGCTTGACCTAAAATCTAAGCCCAAGCAATTCAAACAATTAAATGATTATTTGATGAGACAAGGTATTACAGGTACTGATATTACCCGAACTGATTTTGTAAACAAGCTTGGTAGTATAGATGACTTAGCTTTAGGAAAGAAACCGGGAAAAATAAAGACAGCCACGGCCAAGGTTCAATCTTTTTATGGTGGCACAGACGATGCCTATAAGGTTTCGGCGTTAAAATCTCTTTTAGATAAAGGGTTTAATCTAGAAGAAGCAACCCGTAAAGTGGCCGATGGTTTTCAAAACTATTCCAATGTGGGTAAGTTCTTTGATTTAGCTTCCAAAACCCCAATTATAGGTAAACCTTTTATAAAGTTTCAGGGTGATTTGGTTCGTATAATTAAAAACGGTGCTGTCAACAATCCACTTGGATTGATTACCTTTTTGGGTACTCTCTGGGGGGTTGCTAGACTCTCTAGTAAAATATCGGGTGAAAGTGACGAAGATAGAATAACTCGTGAAAATAGATTTGCCGCTCCAATGATTCCCGGACTAAATATTCCCCTAACTTGGCAAACACCAATCGGGGAAATCAATGTAGCTCGTTATATCTCACCTTTTTATGCCAACAACGAAACGACTAACATAGCCAGCAACATGATTCCTTTTGTACCCAATATAGACACTAAAAAAGACGTAGCCTCAAATATAGCTATGAATGTAAACGACCCTCTAGTTTCTCCTTTAGTACAACTAGCTGTAAATAGAGATTTTAGAGGCAAACCCATTTCCGACCCTGATGAAAATAAATATCAACCCTCAACTTTAACTTCGGGAGAAAAACTAACTAATCAAGCATCATTTTTAGGACGTTCTTATCTTCCTCCTCCAGTCAATAGTGCCATAGATGTTACACAGGCAGCACAGGGTAAACCAAATATGTATGGAACACCCCAAACACTTGGGCAGTCTGTTGCTAGATTAGGTGGAATTAAAATCTCACAATATGGTCCAGAAGAAGTCCAAAAGTTAAGAGATAAAGATACTGAATATACACAATATAAAAATGAATCTTTAGATAAACAAGTCAATTCGGTCTACAAACAACAAATGTTAGGGAAAATAACTCCCGAACAGGCTGAAAAGAGAATCTTAAATTTACAATCTCAAAAAGAAAATGTAAGTGTAGGAAGTGGTGGTGGAGTTTATCGTTATATAGACGATTCTAGTGGAAGCGAAATAATGAGAACGGTAAACATAGATAAATTCACTTCCATGCCCGAACAAACCGCCTATCAAAAAGCCTTAAAAGAAAAACAAAAATATACTCTAGTTGATGATATTCTCGAAAACCTACCAGAAGAACAACAAATCGAGGCCTTAGATGCCCTAGGAATAACGTCTGAGGACGCTACCTACTACAACGTCGCTAGACAAGAAAACTATCTTAAAACTCTCTATGTAGAAGATGAAATTAGAACCATGATTGAGGGTGGACAGTCTAAAGACCAAATCATGTCTACTCTTGTCGGAATGCGTAAAGCTGTTAATGAAAAAGTTATGCTTGCTGACGGAGTTATAAACGACTTAGTAGATAAAAACATCATCTCTTATGCTGATGGAAAGGCACTTAAAAACATCGACAAAGATTTAACTCCTAAAAAATCAGGTTCTAAGGCTAAAAAACCCAAGAAAATAAGTGTTAGTTCTAAAAAGTTCGCTCCTAAAAAGTCAACTTTCAAGCCCGTGAAAATGACTGTTAAAAAAGGAACGCAGTTCAAACAACCAAAATACGTTAGAGTAAACTTTACAACCCCTAAGAAATTATTGTAAAAACAATTATATGACAATTCGATACCCTCCCTCAACAAACGCAATTCAGAAAACATTAGACGCTCAACTCCTTTCGGGGATAACAGCTTCTATGACGCTTAATAATGTTACCGGTATTCAAAACAAAGCTGGGGTGTGTGTCGTCGATTTAATCGACGCTAATGAGGCTTTTACCCCCGCTAAAAGAGAATACATTTCATTTACTGGTGTATCAGGCTCAACCCTAACAGGACTTACACGAAACGCTGACGGTGGTGGTTCTGACCAAGACCACGCAGTTGGAGCGATTGTTCAATTTCCTTCCGATGTTCTTCAACAGCAAGCAATTATAGACGATATTTTAGTTCAACACGCTGACGGTGGTGTCCACACTGATGCTCTCGTCACTTCCCTTAAAGCCACGGGAGCAGTCGTCAACACTGGAACTTCAGACGTAACCATAGTTACTCCTAAAGCACTCGCTGATTCAAATATAAAGCAATCTATTGATGAAGATGATATGGCTTCTAATTCAGATACTAAAGTCCCGACACAGCAATCAACAAAAGCCTATGTTGATAGTCAAAAAAGTGCTGCCTTAACTGAAACCAACAAACGAATTCAAAAACGAGTCGATTCTCAAACCACTACTGATACTATTACCCCAGAAATTTCAACTTATGACATTTTTGTAAGAACAGCTCAGGCTCATGCCTTGGTAATCAATAATCACTCAACTTCAACTCCTGCTGAAGGAGAAATGATGTTATTTGAAATCACCAGTGATGCCACTCCAAGAGCCATAACTTACGGAAATAAATATCTAGCTAAGGCTGGAGTTGCTTTACCTTCAACAACTGTGGCTAGTAAAACTACGACCTTATTATTTAAGTGGTCAGCCGGACTAGCAGGTTGGAATTTATTAGCTAAAGGACAGGAGGCATAAATGGTATTTGATAAAGAATGGTTTAAACAAAACCAAAAAACACTACTATATTTATTAAATAACAGTGTTTTATTTAGGTGTAAACTTGGAATAAAAATATTTGATTGTCCAAACGATACAAAAATAACTGAAATAACTCCTAATTCATTTTCTTTTGGAGATAAATATTTTAAAAAAAATGGAAAAACTTGGTTACAAAGAACTACTGATTTCAGAAGTAATGACAAATTTGCCAGAAGAATATATTATGGATTTTTACCTATTTGGAAATTAAGTCATTTTTTTGATATAAACGTCGCTAATAGGTTTGTTCCGTTCCTTAATTTAGGATTTGATACTTTAACAAAATATCCATATCCTGCTGATGGTACGGCGAATACTGTAGATACTAGAATAGTTTATACTAACGCAAATTGGGCTACCTGTCATGATGCTGCTACTGGAAGTAGCATTGAAAATACATTAACATCGGGCGTAATAAGCCAATGTGAAATCACTGCTAGTGTATATGGTATTTCCCGAGCTGGATTTTTATTTGACACTAGCGCTTTAAATATTGCAAATTTAGTTAAAGATTCAGCTATCTTTTCTCTTTATCCAACAGGAGCCAGTAACAATACAGAAACAACACACCCAGCGGATGTTTGTATAGTAGCCTCTACAATGGCATCAAACACTAATCCAACAACTGCTGACTATGACCAATTCGGAACAACATTATTGTCTGATACTATTTTTGATATTGCCACTTTTGCCGCTTCAGGAGCATATAATGACTTTCCTTTAAACGCTGCTGGATTGGCTGCTGTTAGTACAACAGGGATAACAAAATTAGGAACAAGAGGACAAAACGATGTTGAAAATCATACTCCCACAGCAAGATCTTATGTTTCTGGAGTTTATGCTGATGGTGGGGGAACTACTACTGGGCCAAAACTTGTAGTTACATATTCCCTTCCATTAAGCGGATTTTTTAATTTCTTCTAACTATGAAAAAACCTACTACTAATAATCAAATTAAAATATATCTGATATTAATAATTGTAACTATACTTAATATATTTATTCTTATCTGTTCGTTAAAGAATAACAAACTTGTTAAAGATATTTCTACTCAACTTTATAATTTAGAATTAATAGATGAAAATTAAGAATACTAAAACTAAGAAGATGGTTACCATTTCAAAGAAAATTCGTCCTAGAATTAACTCAAGACGAGTAGCATAAGATGAATGTCTTTAAACAAACCCTGTCCAAATCCTTCCCTATCATCAGAGATATCCTTATCTTTTCCGCTGCTATTGTTACTATTGTCTTTAATTACCTTGCTTATCCAGTACGTGAAGATATTAGGTCCAACACCAAAGCGATCAGAGCAGTCGAGTCAGATATATCCAACCATAAATCCGATAACACCAACTCTTTCAATAGGTTTGACAGTAGTCTTAATACAATCATCGATAAAATCGACGGAGTTAACACGAGATTATCGAGAATAGAAGGTAAACTTGAGAAATGACACTGCAAGAATTTTTAGAAAAATGGAATGGTGAACTTTGTGAAGTATCAGGAAGTGCTAATGCTAAGAATCAGTGTGTCGACCTTGCCAATGCTTATTTAAGAGATGTCTGCAATCACTCAATAGTAGAATGGACAAACGCTTGTGATTTTCCTTCAAAGATTAAAGATATGGAATGGATTGTTAATGATGAAGAAACAGATTTACCCAAAGAGGGAGACATAATAATATGGTCAAACAAAGTCGGTGGAGGTGCAGGTCATATTGCTATCTTTTTAGATGGTACTACTTCTAAGTTTAATTCCTTCGACCAAAACTGGCCTTTATACTCACCATGTCACGTTCAATCACATTCTTATTTAAATGTTATTGGTTGGATGAGACCAAAGAGTATAATAAATGATATGACAGAAGAACAAAAAAGAATTTTAGATTTTATCGGTACTAGAACAGAGGGTGAAGTTAGACAAGCCTTTGGAGCTTTATCAGACCTTCCAAATCTAAACAAAGAAATTGAGAGTTTGAAAAGCTCCCATGACTCTATGGAAGAACGTCTAGCTCAATTAGAGGCTGATTCTGAAGCAAACAATAAACTAATACTATCTTGGCAGAATCAAGTATCGACTGCTAACAAAAAAAATTCAAAATTACAGGCAGATTTAGATAGTGCTACTGCTCAAAGTAATGTTTGGAAAAACAGATATGAAAATGCTCTAACTCAGTTCCCCTCTAAATACAATTGGAAAGATATTATAAATTTAATTATTAATAAATTCAAAAAATGAAAATAGTTTACGAAAATGTTAAACCAGTTATTGAAGCTTTAAAAGAATTAGCTAGAGTCGCTATTCTCGCTTGTATTCCAATTTTAATAGATGGACTTACACAAGGAAAGATAAGTTGGACCTTAGTAGCCGCTTCCGCAATGGTAGCCGGACTAAAAGCCTTAGATAAACTTCTACATTTAGAAGGTAAAGAAAGTGGTAGTGACACTCTTACAAGAGGCATTACACAATTTTAACCAAAAAAACTACCGAGTGGTCTGGCGACAGTGTAGCTTTTAATGCTACGACCCGATAGTCTATAATATTATCGCATTAATAACCGCAATTAGCAAGCGGTAATTGTAAGTGCTAAATTTAATCTTTTATTTTGATGTATACTTACTTATGGAAACACCACCTAAACAAACATGTAGTCTTTGTATGGGATTACTTGAAGACATATCGAAAGAAACTGGTAAATATAGACGAGATTTTGAACAGATAACCGAAAACCAACCTTGTACTAAGAATTATATTTGTCTCCCACTTCAAAGAGTAAGGCAAGAAATGAAAGCGTTACAAGAAGAGGAGATGAAAGATGTCACAGGTCGATAGGCCCTCTACTTGGTGTCCCGACTACTGTCAACACGTTATACATCAGGATTTTATCTGCCGTAAGTTTAAAGAATGTCATCATTTGAAAGATAGAAAGGTCGCACCAGAGGTCGTAGAAATAACGATAGGTGGTCAAAGCAAGAGAGTTACCATAGTCGGAGAGAATGATGTTTTTAAGCCAATCTACTACTTAGAGAATGGTTCTTTATTACCTAAGAACTACAAGATTTTTAACGAATTGCCAACACCAAGGAAAGAAAAGACCCAAAAGGAAAAATACGATGAGATGAAGGCTAGAGAAAAATTAAAAAGGTAGTTTTCTGTCTGATAATAACTTAAAGTATTTTGCCTGATATTTAAGGTACTCTTCATGCCAATCTTTTTTAATTGCTATTCGACTTAATTTTTTCTTTTCTTCAAACCATTCCAATCCCTTTTCACGAATTTTCTTAGGAATAAAAATATCATAATTTCCTTTAAGATCAATATTGCAGTGTTCACATTGAGTTTCAACACATTCCTCATCTAGCAAAATATAATTTCCTCTACCTGATATACAGTGACCTGCTTGAGAACCTTTATATGGAATAGTGTGTTCACATGTATAGCAGATTCCAGTATCTACAGTTTTTGTTGTTTTTAGACAATCTCTAGTACGAATATATTTACTAAATATTCTCCAAGCTTTGATTTTCCATTTTCCATTCTCGCTTTTTTGTCGTACTTTTTTTACTTTATTCTCTCGGATAACTGGTTTAGATTTTTTTAATTTAAGATTTTTATAGAAACAAAGTGGACTACAAAATTTATCCAAAGAACTATGAGGATCAAATTTATTACCACATACACAAGTCTTTTGTTTAACTTTCATAGGTATAAGGGAACACTAATCGGATATTCCTGATGGCCACTCAAACCTCACGAATACCCAGTTACTATTTCCTTAAAAACTAACTAGAGTCTGCCAATACGCTTATTTGGTTTCAAGTAACTTCACTCAACCTTTCATTACTAGTATGTGAGGGGGATTACTCCCAACGAGTTAGCTGTATTGACCGTTGACTTGACGATTAGCCGCTAAGCTAATAGATTCAAGTTAATTTTTAAATGTACTAATTGAGAACTGGTGGGGAAAGACAACTTTGCGCTTATCCATCACTGGAGGGCTCAATTCTATAGCCCTATTGGTTGTAGAACTTCCCCCCATCAATCCTCAATCTTTTAAAGAACTATCTTATTTTACCACTTTTTATTTCTCACCCTATCACTAGAGGAGAGGATGGGTTTACGAAGGATATAGAGTTTAGGGTTTAGTTTGGTCATCCATTGAAAAAGTGTTTTATAATATTTCCTCGTGAATATCTTATTTCACAATATTCTTTTTTATCTCGGTGCATACTTCTATGTCTAGCTATACCCAATGAATCAATTGCTTTCCAGCAGGTAAAACAGTAACACTTTTGTTTAGTTCTCATATCTTCTCCTTTAACTTATTACCTAACAATTCATACAATGATTTGGCAAACTTATCAGACATTCCAACACTTGTCACCAATTCTGTATAATTACTTTGGTTAACTCCAAAGTCAATGGTAATATCGCCAACCTCATCAGTTAAGACTATGGCGGAGTCTATATAAAATCTTTTCATTTCTTCTCCTTTAACTTATCAGACTTAATTAATTTCTTTAACTTTTTTTCAAATAGAGTTCCACTAAAAGTCCTAGACTTTACTATTGCTTTAGCAAATCTTTCTTCCAAAACCTCTTTAGTACCACAGTTTAATTTCGGTTCACGATACATTGATGAAATGTAAGATAAATCATTTATAAGTTCTTTGTCTTTTTCTTTATCTTTAGATAGAAAATAGATATAAGCCTCGGTTATTGCGTGAAAATTTACCTTTCCTTCTTTTAACCACTTAAAAAATAAATCGTTCTCATCCAATAACAGTTCTTCTTGTGTTAGTTGTTGCATTTTACTTTTTTAATTTTTAACTTATCAGAGACTATGGGAGAGGGGTTTTTACCTAATTTAAACAAAAATCTGTATAACACTCTTTGAGTGAGGTTTAGATTATGTTTATATTTAAGGTCGTAGTCACTTACTGGTTTACTTTCATCTACTCCAATAAGTTCTTTATAAAATCCTTTTTTATGGACTTGCTCTAACGGCTGTCGTAATTCAAATTCCTTTGCTTTACGTTTAGAGGGCTTAATCGTAGAGGTGGCCTCATCATAAGTTCGTCTGAGCGATGAGTTAGGTCCTTCAAATAATTCAGATGGTTCTAGTATTGGGGATTTGATTGATTTTAGAAACTTGGTCATATTTTTAATAGATTTACTATCGGGTTCATAAGGTATATCTGTGCCATCTATTTTTGCTAGTATTGGGGATTTAGTCATAAGTTTTTAGTAAATTTGTAATAATTCCTTTCTTTATCTCTATGGAATATTAATAAATAATTTTCTGCTTCATAGATTTGTCTAGCGACAACATCTCCACAGACACATCGGACAACCCCTGCCCTGAAAATTTTAATATATTTTGACTTGCTAAAATATCTCTATCGTGGGTTAAGCCACATACTTTACAAGTCCATACTCTATCAGATAGTTTTAAATCGTGGTTTATAGCACCGCAACTACAAATCTTACTAGATGGTTGAAAGCGACCAATTTTAAAAATATGTTTACCAGACCATTCTGATTTATATTCTAATTGTCGGACAAATTCGCTCCACCCACAATCTTGTATATGTCGTGCTAAGCAATGATTTTTCATCATACCTGATACATTTAAATCTTCAAGGCAGATAGCTTGGTTCTCACTTACTAACCTTGTAGATAACTTATGTAAAAAGTCTTTTCTCTGATTAAATATTTTTTCGTTCAATAAAGCAACCTTTAAATTTGCTTTAATTCTATTTTTACTACCTTTTTTCTTTTTAGACAATCTTCTTTGTAACACTTTTAATCTTTTAAGGGATGTATTAAAGAATTTAGGATTATTAATCTTCTCTCCAGTTGATATAGTAGCAAATGATTTAATCCCTAAGTCTATTCCAATAGCCTTTTTAATTTCTACTTTTTTTGGTAATTCTTTCCCGTCATCAACTAAAATAGATACAAAATATTTTCCAGTTGTAGTTTTTTTAATAGTGGTATTTTTAATTTTACCTTCAAAGTTTCTATCAACTATACACTTTATATTTTTAATTTTCGGGATAGACAAATACTTACCACTTAATTTAATTGCTTGAGGACAACTAAACGACTGTTGAGAATTTTTGTTTTTAAATTTAGGAAAACCCTTATGTTCTCTAAAAAATCTAGTATAGGCATTATCCAAATTTCTTAAAGATACTTGTAATGATTGTGCATTAACTTCTGATAACCAATGTAAATCTTTTTTAAGTTTGGTAATTTCTTTCATTAGGGAAAAACAAGATAAACTATTTCCATTTCCATTATATTCTTCTATTTTTCTTTGTAGACCATAATTATAAACATATCTCACACAACCAAAATGTTTCTCAAACAATTCTATTTGTTTTTTATTTGGATAAATTCTATATGAGTATGCTTTTAACATATCTACAGTATATAATTAGTTTCTGTAAAAGTCAATTTCTTTTATCTCTTTAGATTTCATTTTTAATTATTTTGCCACACAATAAACATTTAACCTTTTTGGCATTTATCCCCCCAATAGTCGCTTCGTGAGGGCAAGTTCCGGTTAATAACCACCATTTCTCTTGTACAGTCCAATAAATACGCAATAAAATAGTTTGCATCTTACCCCATAAGGTTGATTGTTTCCACATTTGTTTTTTAAGTTCTTGTAGTCTCATCTTCCTCTTTAATATTTAATTGAGAGAGTTGTTGAATAAGTGTCTCTAATGCTGAGTTCCAACCGTCTACAATAGAAATACACTCAGGACAATGTTCAGTACCAGGATGTTTCATTTCCCCTATCATCTCTTTTACTTTATCTATCGTCTCGGTGACGGAGAGTTGTTTTTCTGAGGTGATAATTTTCTCAATTACTCTCATATCACTACCAATATCTCTATCTTTTCCCCACCAATGGTCTGACCAAATTTCTTTCCAATCTAATTGTTTATTCATTGTTTCAGATAACTATTAAATTGTTTATCAATCTTTTCTATCTCTATGTTACGGACATTGATAGCACCCCTGTCTTTCAGGTCCATCTTTAGAAGTTCACCTTTATATTGAAGCAGGGCTAGAATTGTGCTACCTAGTATTTGTTTTGTCATAGGGATTTTAACTTTTTAATTAATATATTTTGGTTGCGAATGAGAGAGTTAATAGTGTTTCTATTTTGCATAATAAGGCTAAATTCAGCAGTGTCTAAAGTCATAACCCGCATTGTTTTAAGTTCTTCTATCTCTAAGCCATCAAGAGAGGGAGATATTTCAATTTTATGAACGTGAACAGGACAATCAGCACGAACCATTCCATTGTTACAAGTACATTCTCTCAATATTTTTGATTCTGATGTAGATAATTTTTTACTGTTCTTCTCAAGAGAAGGAGAGGATAAAGTATTTTCATAATTTTTATCTAATGGTGCTGAATAATTACACTCTTTCTTGAGATAGGGAGAGACTTCTCTATCAATAAAATTTTTACATTTTGGACAATAATCATATTCTCCAAGAGTTAATATTGGTTTATGTTTACATTCTTTGTCAGAGAGAGTAGAGAGAAGATCTTTAATTAATTCTGTTTCTGATGGGCTTCTGTAAGCCAACCAATTTCTAACAATCTCTTTTCGTGTATATCTATAGTGTTTCATTTTGTTTTACTAACTATTAAAAGTGCTTTTATAAGATTAGGAATTTCAGATAGGGTCATAGTTGAAAATAAAGTTTAATAGTTTGATAAATATCTTCACTTATAATAATCTTTCCGTGAATAATCATACTCACATATTGACTTGAAAATCCAAGATATTTAGCTAGTTTACCAACAGAATTTAGTTTTATTCTTTCAGCCAAATCAAGGTCATAAACAATTTTTTTATATTTAATAAAATATTTTGTTTTGTCTATCACTCTATCTGGTCTTTTTTGTCGGGTTGTTTTAATCATTTTATACTCCATTTTTTACACATTTTTAAATGACCTTTATAGGCATCATTAGCAGAATTATAACCATCAAAATCAACTTCTTTTTCTACTATTATTCGCCAAGGACAACATTTATTTTCATCTTTAGCTTTTTTAGCTTTAAATACCATTGTTTCATATTTTCTATCACAACCTATTTCTTCAAACCCAAACTTTTTCATATAGGCACTATCAAAGTCATCACCCTTTCGGTATTTATTTTCTGCTAACCAAGTGGGGTCATAAACTTCAGCGTGTATTTCTCTACTACCTCTATCAAACCATAATTCACCAACAGTTGAAACGATATATCCACCAACATAAGTGTTTAAGTGAAATTGACATTTATCTCCACAAATAAAATGTCCTGCGTGTGGCATCCAAACCCATTTATTTTTTTTCATTTATTTTATTGACTGTAAACTTTTAATATCAGGTCTTTTTTGTCGGGTTATTTTGAACATATTAATTCCAACTCCTATGTGTTTCGTGAATGCTTTCTAACCCATCATACTCGTCAATCTCATATTCAACATCTACTGGAATTTTTACTATTTTAAGTTCAGCACACATTCCGTTAGCTTTTTTCTTTAATTCTTTTACTACTTGAATTAATAGAGGATTTTCTCTTTCTTCATCTAACCAAGTTTCCCAATATCTGCTCATACTAAGCATTAAACCTGACATTTCACCTGTTTCTTTAGTTCGGTCATATATAACCTTTTCCTTTTTCTCATTTTGATAAAGATGAGTTATTGGGTCACGCTTAGGTTCTTTATAGGTTTTTACTGGTATGCCTAATTCAATAAGTCTTTCATAGGCTTTATCAGATAGTCCAAAACCTCCAAAACAATTATTTATAACAACTTCTTTCTTTTTCATTTATTTTATTGACTGTATTAAATGGTTAATGTTTAATTATTTTTCCTTCTTAAACTTGAATGGCTTGGCTGAAAACTTAATGTTACCAGCATTGCCATATAAATTAAGTTCAAAATCTATTGTTCCAGTAATCTTAAAGGGTTGTAAGTTTTCTAGTGTTCTGTTTACATAATCAATTAACAATTCACCAGAATTAATATGAATATATCTTTGTGTGTCAGGATTTATAGCCATTTTAAAATATATAAAAAACTAATAACAGAAATATCCAAGTAGGAATAAAGACTGCTAAAAAGATTTTCATTTGTTCCAGCAACGCTTTGAGGAGTTCCAGGGGGTTGTTCCCTGGTTAATAAACATTTTGTAAGCGTAGCGGATATTGAGTTCGTAGTTAAAAGCGTCAGCGTTGGAGATACCCTTGTGGATAGAATTCAACTGAAATACGCCTCTGTCGGCTGTGCTATTTTTATTGATTCCCATAGCATCGGCTCTATATCCGGATTCACACTTTGCTATGCGAATCATGGTCATAATCCCCTGATTAGAGACTCCTAATTCTTCTCCAACATCTCTTATACAGGAGATAACATCACGACAGAACGGCTCAACAGCCACCACCTGAGTAATCATCGCTTGTGGGGCTTCTAATGAAGTCCTGGTTTGTTGTTTAAGTGAGAATCCTAAAAGTGAGCCGAAGATTATTCCGGCAACAAAAGCGGCTCTAGTATATCGGTTAAACCATAAGTGAAGAGTACGGTATTTCTTAGTTCTCTTATCTATTTTCATATAAGTTTAATTTATAAATTAATTAGAGACTAGATGAAGGAGGTAAGGTTTGACTTACAGATAACCCACGCTTAACGATGGTTATAATCTAGTATCGATACCTTTTATTGCAGGTAAGAATACGGCTCACAGGCCGCCACTCCTTCGTCTAGTTCCTAATTTGTTAAGTTGCCAATACAGCGACAGGGAGGAGGGCGGGGTAATCCTTAACTCCGGCAGTTCTATCGTCCCGACTGATAAGGTGTAACAATACCTTACCGGAGGACACTCTGCCCAACTTTCCTATCGCTGATTGTTAATGTTCCTTCTGCTTTGTAAATAAATAATACTTTACTTTATTATAAAAGTCAATAGGGAAATATCATCTAAGTAATTCCCAATTTTCTAGGTACTTATTATATTTTCTTTCAGATGCCTTATAAATAAATGATGAGGGGATGGCCTTCGTGTTTGACACTTTTTCTGCCGGATATATATAGCACTTTGGGTTGTGGTTAATGTCTCCACACACAAAGATATAAAAATTTACATCTACTAAGTCCTTAAGATAGTTAAAAGTATATCTAGTTTGGGGACATCCGCTTATAATAACCGTTCTTGGTTTGGAACTATATTTGATTTCTACTCTTTTACTTCCAATCAAAACATCAAAAGAGTGGTTATAGGGCATAGGCATAAACTTAAATCCCATTACAGATAGTCTGCCATAAACATACAATTCAGAGGGGGTACTACTACAAGCATTCCTTATTTTTTTATTTCGGTTGTCATAGTCTCCCCATCTCAACTTTAGAATCTGCCACACACGTTGTTTAGAGATTCCATATTTTTCACCAATTTCTCTAAAGGTAATGCCAGATTCGTATAATTTAATAATCTCGTTTTCACGAATTTTGTTTTCTATTGTTTTTTCTTGTTTCATTTTGGCCATTCAATAAACTTACAACCTTCGGCCTGTTTAGTTGCCGGATTCCATTTATTAGTAGAACATTTAACTACCTTTTCTCCTTTTATCATGGCATAGACTAAGGCGTTTCCACAGACAGGACATTTACGGTCCGGGACAATCTCTGCTGGGGGCTTAGGTCCAAAGGACTTCTTCTCTTGAGGCTTGAAGCCTTTAGTTTTAAGTGATTCTTCAAGTAGCGCCATATTAGTCATTAGAGTTCCCATCTTTTCATCTCTTAAGGTTAAGAGTAAAGGAAACCCATTAGGACTTATAAGCGAATAAGTGACAGAGGTTGGTGATTCGTTACTCATATATTCCATTTATTAAATCTTTAACTCTTTTGACATTGAAAACAGCATTATTAATAACTACTTGTGGAAATTGATTTAAGTTTAAATTCTTAAGACTTATTTCAATGTTCTCTAAGAGGTTAAGTTCGTTTTGTTTTCTACTTAATTTAGGATTCATTCTAATACCTCCTGTTCTGGCATACCATCATTTAACAAATCCCAGTCTTCGGGTTCAGTTCCTAAATCCATCTTCTCAACTTCACTAGAGACTTCAGGAGAATCTTTCTTTGGTTTAGCGACTGCTGTCCCTAAAAATTCATCATGGACTAGAGTATCAAAGAAATAACCAGGAATGGTTGGATTCTGTTCCATTCTTTTAGTGACTTTTTGTTCAGCGTCGAAGTATGAAATCATATTTTGGCGTTATGCCTTATTAATTAAATCAATAAGTTTATCTTGAAAACATTTGATATTAGAATCATTTATTTTGTGGCTAGACTTAACCATTTTATAGGCAATATCAAAGTCTTTAATGTTTGTAACATATTGTAAAATTCCTTTTAGTGTTTTATTTGTCATATTTTGGGCGTTGCCCTTAGTTATTTAATGTTTAACTAAGAGGATTTTACTTTACTTAAAATATAAAGTCAATACCCAAATAGTAATACGATAAACTCGCTGATTTATTACAACTAAAAAGCCCCCCGGAGAGGGGGACTTAATAGTATTATCGGCCACGATAATTAGTCAAATACCGAAGGTCCAGATGTTGATTCAATCAAGAGCTTTTACAACTTCTCTTTATTATACCACAGGACCAAACACGAGTTCCGCCGCCGTTTGTAAATTAATTTCGGAGTCTAAAGGTTTCTTAGTTGTTTCTTCTAACAAATCAAACCATTTGTGTAAATACGACCAAGAAGCAGCATTCTGTTGAGAAGGTTTTATATTACGAAAGTATTGAATACCTTTTAGGAGTCTATTTTCCATTATTGTGTAAATTATATAAACCTATTCTTCTAATTCCTCTCCATGCTTTTTCCTTACCTAATCTTTTAAGTTTTTCTGCTAGTCTTTTTTCTCTATGTATTCTCTCCCTACAGTATATAGAACAATATTTTGATTGGGAGTTCTTAAATGAAGGAATTTGTCTATTACATCCAGACCTTTGACATATTCTTTTCTTAATTTTAATTTTATCTAAAACTTTAACAATATTATATCTAATACTTCTTTTGGTTAGTGCTGGTCTGTTATGAATAAAGTTATTATCTGTTCTAGCCATTATTCCTCCACCATAGTGTTACCTATTAATTTATAAGCTTTTTTCTTTATTATTTCTGATTTATTATTATGATTATGATTAATAGGGTATATATCCCCATTGGCATGGGTATATGATATTACGATATTAAAGGCATTTTTAATGTTTTTTGGTATTAATTCAATTTCTCTTTTAAGAGCTATCTCATTATTCTTTCCAGTAAAACCATTATATCCTTGAGAATTACTAACATAAACCCAATCTTCAGTAAACATTATTTTAGGATTTAGTTGTTTCTTGGCTTCTTGTAACTCGTCGTCGTTTAAGTGGGTATGGTAACAAATCTTTTTATCAGTGATGTAGTAGCAACCTGACAGACCTATATCTTGGTTGGTTAAAAGATATATAAACAAATCTCTGGCATCTCGACTCAAAGAGTCAAACCATTTATCGTCCCAAATCTTAGTCCAGATTATTCTTGTTTTCATTGTCATCATCAACTACTAACTTACCTGTCATATTGTCTATAACAAGCACACCTTTGCCTTTACAGACAGGACAGACACGTTTCCCAAAGGAAACCGTTGTATATCCATTGCAATTGGGACATTTTTTTACGGTGAAAATTTCATCGGTCATCATCAAATTAATTTATAATTATAATCACTATATACCTAACTTAAATGAACAGTCAACTATGATAATCTATATCACTATTTGATACCTTGTGTAACTTTTTACTAATGATAAAATAAATTATGTACAAAGATAAAGACGAAGGTATCTGGCAGTCAGAAGAAATTTACAAGAAACATTTAGAAATATTAAAAAAAATTGAAATTGGTTATAAAAATTGGAAGTTAAATAAAAACGAGAAATGATTAGAAAACTACTTTATTTATTTTTTCCAAAAGAATGTAGAGAGATAGAAATGAATTCCATTGATTCCTTAATGAGGGGTTGGTTAAAAGGCTCTGACTGTAATAGTGTTTTAATCTATAATGACGATGATGGAATAACTTATAGAGTTAAAATAATATTTGAGAAGTGAATAACAAAGAACATCTAAAAAAGTATTCATGGGCTTATGATAAATGTTTATGTGGTGAATATAAATGTAAAACATCTAAATTTTGTAGTAAATGTAGACTAGAAAGAGGACTACCAGAAAAGTCCAGAGTTAGTAAATCATATAAGAATAGACTATCTCACAGGGGTATAGCTAAAAAGATTCTGCAATACTATAAACATGGTAAATTTATAACTATTTGGAATTCTATCCATGAGGCTTCAAGACTAACAGGAATACATCACGGTAGTATTTCCAGAACTTGTAATGGAAAACAGAAAACTGCTGGTGGTTATCAGTGGCACTTTGTAAAGAGTTAGCAGTCAATAGAGTAGTGTGATAAAATGATGGTATGAAGATAGAATTTACTGCCGATAGTGTGAAGTTTTCAGGACCAATGGTTGATGGAGGGGGAAAGATAACTTTTGATATTGGAGAATTTATGATAAGTAAGGCAATAGAGTTACTTAAGATTCCACAGCAAACATCACTAAAAATAACAGTTGAAACAATGAAATAACTATGAAGCCAGTAGCAGGATTTAATACTAATCCACAAAACATAAATAAGAACGGTAGACCACCAAGAGACTGGACAGTTTCGGGATTAATAGAAGAAGCCATGGAAGAAGCAGATGAGACAGGAGTACCAGCTAAGAAAATAATCTATCAGAAATTAGTAGCTCTTGCTAAGAGAGGAGATATGTTAGCGGTCAAAGAAATTAATCAAAGACTTGATGGTATGCCTAAACAAACTAACGAAGTAAATGGTCAATTAGATATTAAAACATTGACTGTAAAATTCATAGAAAATGCCCAACAACGAGATACTGATGGAAATTCCAGTTGAATACAGAAGACTTTTTGATTCAGATTGGAGAGAGGCTGCCGTATATGGTGGACGTTATTCCCTCAAGTCTCATTCAATAGCCAGGTTCTTACTTATCAAGGCGAGACAAAAGAAAACAAGAATAGGGTGTTTTAGAGAATTTCAGAATTCTATTGCTGAAAGCTCTTATCAACTACTGGCTGATTTGATTAAACAGTATGAATTAAACGACTTCACTTTAACTAATAATTCGATAATCAACAGGATAAATAATTCAGACTTTATCTTTAAGGGATTGTGGAATAATGAACAGAGTATTAAGTCAATCGAGGGTATAGATATAGCCTGGGTAGAAGAAGCACAAACAGTGAGTGAAAAGAGTTTAGAAGTCTTAACCCCTACAGTGCGTAAAGATGGCTCTCAAATAGTTTACACATACAATCGTTTACTTGAAGAAGACCCAGTACACAATCGTTTAGTGATTCAAGGAAGACCCAATACTTTAATAATCAATGTTAATTATGATATCGCCTTGAAATATGGAATGATGCCAGAGGTTATTCGCTTAGAGATGGAAGATGACAAAGCCAAGCGTCCAGCTCTTTACAAACACAAATGGCTAGGAGAGCCATATAACCTAGAAAGAAAGATTTACAACGATTGGGAGTTTATAGAGGAAATACCCCATGAAGCACGCCTGGAACGCTATGGAATGGATTTTGGGTATTCTAATGACCCTACTGCAATAGTAGCTATTCATAAATACAACGGAGGCTTTATATTAGACGAAATAACTTATCAAAAAGGACTCTCTAATAAACAAATTGCCGATATTTTATTAAACGTTCCAAGGACCTTGTGTATTGCTGATAGTGCCGAGCCTAAGTCGATAGATGAGATTATGGCTTACGGATTATCTATTCTAGGTTCTAAAAAGGGTAAGGATAGTGTTTTACAAGGGATTCAATACGTTCAGGACCAAAGAATCTCAGTAACTAAAAGAAGTATTAACATAATTAAAGAATATAAAAACTTTATGTGGAAGATGGACAAGGATGGGAAGATAATTAACGAACCTGAACACACTTACAAACACGCTATGGACGCAGTTTCTTATGGATTAGGGGACTTAAAATCAGAAGAGAGCTATGTTCCTACTTACGATATTAAAAAATGGGCGATACACTAATGGAGATTAAGATAACTAAACTAATGTATTCGTGGACCAAGTGGGGTGGGGGACGTAAAGGATTGGTAACTCAAAATAGAGATGATTTTAATTACTGCCAATGTTGTGGGGATAAGATACCACAGGATTATCCCATGTTTAAGTATGAACTGTTGCCTGGGGAGTTTATTCGCATCTGTCCTAATTGTTGGATAGTGGCTAAAGACATTCCTAGAGACTTTGAGAGCGTCAAGGAAAAAGTTGATAACCTGAAATAACTTGTAGTAAATATAATTATGGCAACAAAAACAAACAAACTCGATAACTCTAAGAAACCGATTGTAATGAGTGATAAAAAAGAGAAGATATTAGTAGAGGTAGATTCTCACTATCAGGATTGGAAAGAGGACAATGAGACGAGAAGGACTAGAGATAATGGTTGGAATGACGTCACTGATGCCTATTATGGCAAGTTACCTGACGATTGGCCTTACAATTCACAAGTAGTTGACCCAAGACTTTCGACTACATTAATAGAAAAGAACGCTAGACTGTTAAACAGTCGCTTAAAGGGTCGTTTAGTCCCCCGTGAGGGTGGTGACGCTGTTAAAGCTCGGATAAACAACTCTGTACTAGATTTTCAATGGGATAATGCTAATTTTGGCGGTTCAATGCTTTCTAAGTGGTCGATGACTGATATGGACACACGTTTATACAGTTCTAAGTTCGCCTTAGTCCCCTGGAAGGTAATTAAAGACTCTGAAGGTAAGACAATCTTTGAGGGGAATGAGTTTATCCCTAAAGATATAAGAGATTGTGGTATTGACCCAAACTGTCAAAACATTAAAGATGCTAAGTGGTTTCAATTAAGAGAATGGGCTTTAGTTGAGGACCTAGAAAAAGCGAATAAGAACAAAGAAGGGATTGAGGTCTATCCCGGACTAGCGAAGCTTAAAGAAGCGATTGCTAATTCCTCTGATAGAAGAGATGTAGAATATGAATCACGAATCAAAAGCCTTAAAGGGATTCAAGACCGTATGGGTGATGATGATTCCTTCCCGGTTGTAGAAATAGTTACCGAATATCGACCTGACCGATGGATTACATTCGCTCCCAAACACAATATTATATTAAGAGACATTAAAAATCCCTATAAACACGGTAAGATTCCTTTTATACAACTTAAATACTATCCTTTAGGTGATGACCCGTTAGGTGAAAGTGAAGTAGAGAGAGTCTTATCCTTGTGGAGGGCAATTCAATCAGTCATTAATGCTCATTTAGACGGCATGAATGTCAGAATGTTCCCTCCTCTTAAGATAATTGAAGGCCAGGCAAGAATCGAAACTCTAGTCTACGGACCAGGAGCTCCCTGGATAATGAACAATCCCAATGCGGTTACAGAAATGCAGTTTGGTTCTAATTCATTAAACGAATTTCAAACCAATTATTCTGCCCTCGTATCCGCTTTTAATCAAGCCATGGGGGATTTAAGTCAGGGTGTGAGCACTGTCGCTCCAACTGAGACCGATAAGACTGCTACTGAAATTAAACAAGTTGCTCGTCAACAAAATATCCGAGACGAAAAGAATCAAATTGACCTAGGAGAAGCTATCGCAGACTGTATGAAGATGTGGCTAGTAAACAACCAACAGTTCTTATTCTCCGACCCCGATAAGAGTGATTACATTCTTCGTATACTAGGTAAAGACGACTTCCAATACTTCCAAGAATTAGGTATGGACCAAATGGAACTCACCGATGAAGCCATGCAAGAGATTAAACAAATCGTCGAAGCTCAAGAGGGCCAAATAGATGATGGTATGCTTCAAGATTTAATCGAGGCAGGTAAAACTCCTATGTATCCAGTCATTGAGAATCCACACGTTAAAGACCCAAGTAAGTATAAAGTCAAACCCAAACTTACCGTGAGTGAAAAGGGTGACTATGGTGAACTCTCTGTTGTTCCTGAAGATATAGAGGGAGTTTATGATTACGTTCCCGATGTTAAGTCTATGAGTGTCGGAGCGGATGTAGAATACACCGCCGGACTACAAAAACTATTCGAGACTTTAATGCAACCGCAGATAGGTCAAATGCTCATGGCAGAAGGTGTTAAAATAAACGTACAAGATTTATTAGTTACTCTATTTAACCAATATGGCAGTAAAGATAGCGAGCGTTTCTTCTCAACAATTGAGCAACCAGCTCTCCCAGCTCAAGGGGCTGTTGACCCTAGCCAAATCCCAGGAGGTCCAGGAGCGATTGCTCCCCCTGCTTCGGGATTACCAGAACAAATGGGTCAACCCGCAGGAGTTCCCGGACAACAAATCCTTCCTCAGAGAGTATAACCTTCAGTGGGCCAAGCAACAGGTCTATAAGGAACTTTTAACTCTTTTAACAGAAGAGAGTCTTAATCAACGGATTAAAGACACCCAAAAGATGATAGATAAGGAATTGATTAACTATTCGATTGGAAAATAATGCCAGACAAAGACGGCAACTTACTTCCCCCAATAGAAGAGGAGACTTTTGACGGTGATAAGCAGAAGGTAGAACTTAAAGAGATAAGGTGTAAACATAACATGAATTTTATTTCCCCCAGTGAAATTAGATGTGTTAAGTGTGGTGTGGGATATACCGGCACACCAAAAGATGTCGCTAGCTTGTATGAATTGTTTGACAACCTCTAAAGACTTTGCTTATAAACAGATTAAGGTGAACCCTGTGATGCTCGCAGTAATTGAGCAGTATAATTTCCACCAAAAAGGAGAATCCCATGCCTGATGAGATTCAAAAAGGGCAAGATATAGAGGTCAAGGAAGAGACCCAAGTAGAAGTGCCCGCTACTGAAACAAAACCAATAGAAGGGGAGTTACCCGAAGATGCTAGCGAAAGAACTAAGCAAGAATTTGAGAAGCTAAAAGCTAAAAACAAAGCCCTTGCCGAAAAATTAGCCAAGCATGAACAAGATAACACCAATTCTGTCTTAGATAGCTTAACGAAACCTGCCCTAGACCTAGTCCAGAGCAGTAACCTACCGCAAGGTAAGGTTGAGGATATACTCCAAGACCTAACCGATGCTAATGGTTTTATCGACGAAGCTCTTTTAAGGAAAACTCTTAACGAGTCAAGTCAAACGGCCAATCAAGCAGTTCAAGCTGCTAAGTTAGCCCAAGAGGCGGCCCGAAAAGCAGAAGAGAGAATTACTAGATATGAACAGAACGAGAACACGAAGAAAGCCTATAAAGACTTTCCTCAAGCCGACCCTGAGAATGAGGCGTTCGACCCACAGTTCATAGAGAGGGTAAAGAACGAGATGATTGGCCAAGCCATGAATCGGATTCAACCTAACTTTTATGAAGCGTGTAAAAAATGGTCAGACTCTAGTATCCCTGTTCAGCCCAACCAAGAGAAAGTCATCGCAAAAGAGCAAGTAAATGCAGGAGGTTCTAACACTAAACCAGTAATTTCTCATGAAAATTTAGTAGAAGGAACAAGAAAGGGTGACGTAGATTCCATAGCGGCTAGATTAGCTGCTGCAGGAATGTAATTATTAATTAAAAAATTATATGGCTTTTGGTTTACAAACCTACGACGATGCGTCAATCCGTGAAGACTTGCTCTCGATTCTTCGAGATATCTCGCCTAACACTGATAACTATTTCGTCTCTAACCTTGCAAAAGGTCCCAAAGCCGCTTCGACTATCCATGAATGGGTAACCTACAACACCGCCCGACCAACTAGCGTTTCCGCTAGCTTCGAAGGTGCTGCTGCTAGTTATGCTGATTTATCAGCCCCCACTCGTTCGAACAACCGTACAGTAATCTTAACTGAACCTGTCCGTGTGTCTCGTACCGAAAGGAAAATGTCTGTTGCGACTGGAGAAGACCCATATGCCTTCCAAAAAACGGAAGCTCTGAAAAGAATGAAGGCAGATATGGAGTTCTTAATCATTAACGGTGCTTATGCTTCTGGTATTTCAGGAGTTGCTCGTGGTATGGCTGGTATTGATGGATGTATTTCCACCAATGTCACCGCTCGTGCCTCAGGAACTTCTTTCTCTGAATTAGAATTAAACGATATCATGAATGATTCATGGACTACCGTTGGTTCTATGTATGTAGCCGACCTTTTAGTCTGTCCAATGTCAATCAAGCGTTCAATCGCTGGATTTACAACGAACACTCGAAATGTCCAAGCTGCTGAAAAGAGACTGACATCCGAAGTCCAAGTCTACGATTCCCAAGTCGGAAAATCAGTAATGATTATCCCTCACAAGGACGTTAGAACAACCGCTGGTTCAGTCACGGTGTATGCCTTGAATGAATCTACCTTTAAGTTATCCTTCCTTGATGAACCTTTCTGGGAAGAGCTAGCTAAAGATGGTGATAGAGACAATGGTCAATACGTCACTGAGTTCACACTCGAATCTCTCGCTGAAAAAGCGTCTGTGAAAAGAACCGGTTACGAACAGGCTATTTCTGGCTAAGTAAAAACGACACAAATAATAAACGCCCCCTTCTCGGAGGGGGCTTGTCGGTATTAGCACTTGATATATTTACCTGCTAAAAAACAGTGATATACTATGTTGTGAATAGAGGAGCCACAACACACGTTGTTTCTGTAAGAGGGATAGAGAAGATTCAGATGGCATTAACTGAGGGCTTGATAATGATTTTCCAAAAACTAGGTAGACCACCGGCGGATATTAACTCTCCTACATTTTGGTTGATGATGGATAATATAATCCAAGTATGGAATAAGGTCTTTCCTTTCGAGAGAGATGAATTTATTGAGACGGTTAAGTTTCAAAGAGAAGTCGAAAGGTCAGTATCAGAGTCCGTTAAAAAAGGCTTCTCTAATAACTACGCTATCCCAGCCAACATGTATAAAATGATTAAGACCTTCTTTCCCTATCTATACTTTACCGATAAGAAGTTTATTGAAAAATTTATTAGTCGTTATCCATTCCTTAAAACTACTAAAAACAAAAAATGAAAATAAATCTCGCAATGATTGTTAAAGATGATTCTGAAGTTAAGATATTAAACGACTGTCTTGATACTATCCAGCCTTTTGTAGACGAAACCTTTATTACTGCTACCGGGAAAAACGTGGGTAAAATTAAGAAGCTCTGTGCCGATAGGAAACTCAACTACTCTTATTTCAAATGGGTTGATGATTTTTCTAAAGCTAGAAACTTCAACTTTGACCAAGCTAAGGATTGTGATTATATCTTATGGCTAGACGCTGACGACTTATTTGTTGGGGGAGAGAAATTAAGAGAATTAGCTGAGATGGCACTTAAGAATGGTAAAGACGGAGTTCTACTTACTTATTGGTATGCGTGTAGCTTCAACGGAGAGCCTTCGATTGAAAACTTGCTAGATGTTGAAGTCCAACACCCTAGAGAACGTTTAATTAAACCTTTAACAGTTAAATGGGTGGGAAGATTACATGAAAGCCCTATTAGGACACAAGGCTCAAAGGATAATTATAGTTATCTCAAATACAGCGAACAAGACCCTATCGCAGTCTTACACACTGCTTCACTTGATACTTCAATGTCTAAAATGCAAAGGAATTTAACTATCCTTGAAAAACAACTCGAAGATGAGGGAGAGAATAGAGACCCAAGAACCCTTTTACACTTAGTTAAGATATATTCTGAACTAGATAGCAAGGAGTTGTGGCAGAAAGGACTAGAGTTTTGTGACGAATACATGCTTAAGAGTGGTTGGGATGAAGAAAGGGGTAACTGTATGGAATACAAAGGACAGTTATATCAACAATTAGGTAAAAACGATGAAGCTATCAAGGCTTACCACGAAGGAATTAAAGAATATCCCCACAATCCAATGATTTATCTCCGTCTCGCTACGGCTTATTATAATAAAGGCAACTTTAGAAACGCTGAAAGGTGGCTAAATCACGCTATGATGATGGACTTAGACAATATTGGTTCTACTGTGGTTAATTTTAAGGGAATGAAGGTCATGACAGCCGAATTAATGTTTAAGTTGGCGTGGAATGTTAAAAAAGACGTTGATTTATCCGTTAAGGCAAGTGAACTTCTAATTAAAGAGAAACCCACTGAAGATAATGTGGGTAACTATCGCTTCTTACTCGACCTTAAAGATATGAACGACGCCTGTAAATACCTAGATAAGTATTGTGAGTATCTAATCGACACCAATCAGGGAGATTTAGTACCCAAGATTCTTTATAACTCACCTATAAGCATACAATCTCAACCGTTCGCCATCAGACTACTTCAAAAGAACATCAAACCCCGTCAATGGGGAGAAAAAGAGATTTGCTACTTTGCTAACTTCGGGGGAAAGCATTTTAGTACTTGGGACGGAAACTCAATTAATAAAGGCCTAGGGGGTTCGGAGACTGCCGTGATTCGTTTGAGTGAAGAGTGGGTTAAGAAAGGATATAAGGTAACAGTCTTTGGAGACCCAGAAAAACCTTGTGTAATAAACGGAGTAACCTATCTACCTTATTACTACTTCAACATAAAGGATAAGTTTAATATCTTTATTCAATGGCGTAACAACGGTCTGGCGGGTAAGATTGAAGCCAAAAAGTTCTTCATAGATTTACACGACATTTTCAATGGTAACGACTACACGCCTGAGATTATGAAGTCCGTTGATAAGGTATTTGTTAAGAGTCGTTATCATAGAAGTAACGCTCCTAATATCCAAGATAAACAGATAGTTATTGTTTCTAATGGAATCAATGAATAATCTTTATAAATATACCTGGATTGATATTTCTCACGACAACGAGTGGTGGGATATTAAAGACTTGGATAAAAAGATTGAGGAAGACATGAAACCGATAGAGTGTGTTGGATACTTATTAAAAAAGACTAAAGACTTCTATATATTTAGTAGTGGGTATGACCCAAATAACAAGAAATACTTTGACAGAGTTATTTATCCTAAAGGAGTTATTATTTCATTAACAAAAATATGAAACTAATCCCTTTTTTAGAAAAACAAGCCACAGAAATATATAAATATCAAGAAAGGAGTGTGGAATATAATGCTGGTTTTCAAGAGTGTTTAAGATTAGTTAAAAATTATCAAAACTATGAAAAAGAAAATAGAGAAGCCTACGGTTAAAAATGAATACACCAATGCTAGTAAGGAAAAAATAGACAAAGGTGTCAATCGAGGCGATAACAATGCTATTGCTGAAAGATTAAGGAGAGCTGGTATATGAGAAAAGGACCTCACTTCTGGTATCAGTCTAGCTATGATAGGGGTTTAGATATTGTTTTGTGGATTTGGCCTAAGATTTTAGAACAACTCCCCGAAGCCACACTCGATGTGTGTTATGGATGGGATTTGTTTGTCAAAGCCTATTCAGGAAACCCAGAACGGATGAAGTGGAAGGACAAACTTGATGAGATGATGAAACAACCCGGTATTACCCATCATGGACGTATTGGGCAGGATAAAATGAAAGATTTAAGAAAGAAAATGGATATTTGGATTTATCCTACCTACTTTCAAGAAACGTGCTGTATCGGGGCTTTGGAGTGTCAAAGAGACGGTGTTGTACCGTGTACGATGGATTTAGCCGGACTTAAAGATACCGTTGGAAGTGGAATCAAACTAGAAGGAGATATTTATAAACCCGAAGTCAGGATTAAGTATATAGATGAGATAGTTAAGCTAGCCAAAGACACAAAAAGACTAGAAGCTGAAAGAAAGAAAGGTAAGGAATTTATTAAAAGTTACAGTTGGGAAAAGGTGGCAGAACAATGGATAAGCCAGTTTACGGAACAATAATCCTTCAAAATGCTTTACCCGACATATTAAGATGTGTAGAGTCTATCTATCCTTATGTAGATAAAATTTATATAATGGACGGTGGCTCAACCGATGGAACAATAGAGTGGATTAATAAGTGGAAAGATGTTTATGGAATTACTTTGTTTCAAAACCCCTACGACGAACAGGGAAATCAAAGAAATAGATTATTAGCCGAAATCCCTAAGGGGTCGTGGTGTATTAATATCGACCAAGACGAAGAGATTAAGTGTGAAGGGTTTAGAGACTTTATAAACAGAGTATCCGAAGATTTAACCTTTGGGGTGGGGAGAGACCTTCCTTTAACCATAGCTTTTCCGTGTATCAATCTCGTCGAGGATATTAATCATTATGACGCTGATAACTTACACTACTTTGCGACTAAGTGTTTCTATAATGACCGAAATGTACACTTTACCCCCGGATATCACATGTCTATTTGTTATTTTGAGACAGAACAGAATGTTAATGCTATTCCTGCCCCTAAAGATTGGGTGGTTAAACACTACGCTTATTTAGATAAGGATAGAATTGCTAAATCCCACAAAGACACTAAAAGACACTATTTAGAGAATGAATTTGATAAACGCAACTGGAAAATTACTGAATTAAAAGAGGAGTGGAAATGAACATCTTATTTGTTTACCACCACAAGAATCCTGAATACTGGAAAGACGGTCTGTGGTGGTCAATAAACGAATTAAGTAAAACCAATAAAGTTACTTGGCTCAACCTAGCTACTTCTTACGAAGGAGTGAATCTTAAAGAGATTGACTTTGTTTTAGGTTGGGGGGCATTTGGCTCACCTGCCGATTTGTTTTGTAAAGGAATCTCTGAGAAGAAAAAAGGCTTATGCTTAGGTGGAAACGACACACCAGTACCGACTTATGTAAACTATGACGTTATCTTCTACGAGACAGATTGGATTAAGGATAATTACATCAAAGACCTAGATGTTAAGAAGGTAAAAGCCTTTGGAGTGAATACAGATATATTTACTGGTTATCCCTGTGACATTATTTGGAACTATTTATCAGTTGGCTCATTTTCTTATTGGAAACACCACGAGAAGATGAAAGACAAAATAGGCACGAGATTGTGTATTGGTGAGGTTCAAAAAGACAACTTAGTTGAATCTATGGACATTATTAGCGACCTTGTAACAAACGATATCGCAGTCAGCGGTATGGTTAGTCCTGAAAAATTGAATTTAATCTACAATTTAACGAAAACTGTCTATATCCCAGCAGATATCAATGGTGGAGGGGAGAGGGCAGTATTAGAAGCCCGTGCATGTGGTTGTGAAGTAGAGGTTGAAAATCCTAAACTCAAAGAATTACTTGAATGTGATTTGCCTAATGAAAAGGTCTACTTTAATGCTTTACACTCTGCCATATGCGACTCTTAGTAACTGGGGGAACAGGACTCTTAGGAACGGAATTACAAAAAATACTTCCTGGTATCTATCTTGGACAAAAAGACGTCGAGATAAGAGACGAAAAATCAGTAGTTAGGTGTTTCAATAAGTACAAACCCGACTTAGTTTTACACTTAGCGGCTGATGTTCGAACAGACGGGGCAGACAAACAAGCTACTTACGATACAAATGTAATAGGAACTCGAAACGTGGCTCAGAATTGTCTAAATATGATTTATATGTCTACTGAATATGTTTTTGATGGTACGAAAGGAAATTATAAAGAAACAGACTATCCAAACCCATTACAATTTTATGGGCTAACTAAATTATTAGGGGAATACGAAGCAAGACTCTGTCCCAACAGTGTGGTACTAAGATTGGTTTTTAAGCCTCGCCCTTATAAACATTCAGTTGTACCCACGGGAATGATGACATCTGGAGACTATGTAGATAAAATTGCTCTTTTAATTAAAGAAGCTGTAGAGAGATTTAACACCCTACCACCCATTGTTCATTTGGGTACAGGAAGGAAGTTGCTTAAAGACCTAGCTTCAGAAACACGTGAAGTCGGAGATATTGATATTGATACTTTACCAATTAAAATTCCTCTAGATGCAAGTCTAGATACAACACTATGGCAAAGTTAGGCTATGCAAAAGGTATTTATGACGATAACGAGAAGAACGCTGTTATGAGGGCTTTAGATAGCGGTTGGTTAAGTGGGGGGGCTGAGACTGCGGGATTTGAAAAGGAATTTGCTGATTGGTGGGGGGTTAGGTTCGCCCTTTCTACAAATAGTGGCTCAACTGCCAACTTTGTTGCTATGCAATCATTGGGGTTACCAAAAAATTCAGAGGTAATAACTCCTGCCGGTGGGGCATTCCCTACCACGGTAGCCCCGATGGTTTATTTAGGTCTTACACCAGTGTTTATAGACGTTAAAGGACTCATAATAGATGTAGATAAAATTGAAGAAGCCATAACCGATAAGACGAGTGCTATTGTCTTTGCTCACACTATTGGAAAAGTGGTTGATATGGATAGAATCAACGCTATCGCTAAGAAACATAATCTTAAAGTTTTAACCGATTGCTGTGACGCTGTTGGCTCTACTTATAAAGGAACTAGGGCGGGGATAATTGGAGACATAGCTACGGTTTCTCTTTATCCTGCTCATCATATGACCAGTGGAGGAGAAGGGGGAATGATTTTAACTAACAATCCTAAAACTTACTTTGAGGCTTTAAGTATTCGTGATTGGGGGAGGGATTGTACTTGTCACTTTGGAGGGAAGAATCCCATTTGTGGAGACAGATATCATGTTAAGGGTTTTGACCACCGATATTACTACACTCGAATTGGGTTGAATTGTAAGATGACTGAAATGCAAGCCGCCTTTGGAAGAGAACAGATTAAAAGGTTAGATGGGTTTGTTGACCTTAGGAGAAGAAACTACAACATCTTAGCTAAAGAACTCGGAGAGCCTGAGTGTGGTGAGTCTAGCCCATTCTGTTATCCAATTTGGTCAAAGAATAAACAAAGAGACTGTCAATTAATAGAAGAGGCTGGAATTGAAACTAGATATATGTTTTCAGGTAACATCCTGAATCACCCTGCTTATAAGAATATCCATTCACGTCATTATGACTTAACTGAGAGTGATAGGGTATTTGATGAAGTTTACTTTGTTGGTGTTGCCCCACACCTAACAGAGGAAAATATGTTATATATTGCCGGGGAAATAAAAAAATGTCGAAATTTGCCATAGTCATCCCCACATACACAATGGACGCTAAGTTAGAACAAATGGCTTACGATTGTGCCAGGTCTTATAAACAGTATGTTGATGAAATCATAATCTGTGAAGATGGGGGAAAGTTTAGCCCTAAGTTACAAACCATCGCTGATTCTTATATCTATAACTGGAACAATGTTGGATTTACTAAGAATGTTAATAGGGGTTGGAAATACTCCCAAGCCGATTATACAGGGATAGTCTCGTCTGATACTTATTTATACGATGGCGACCCAAGAGACCTCTGTAAGCTAGGCAAGGTTACTAGCCCTGAAATTATCAATCAACACATTCCTTTTCTTGCGGGTCCGTTTTGGGTCTGTCCTAAAGCTATCTATGAGGACCGAGGGGCTTTAATAGAAACCATGCACACTTATAACTCGGATTCAGAATACGACCATAGAGTTAGAGACGTATTTGAGAAAATTCCCACCGTAGCTATCTATCATTATATGGGTCAAACTGTTACACCTGCGGGAGTTAATACACCCGAACAATCAGCCAAAGACCAAGCCGAATACGAAAAGTTACACGTTAAAGAATAATGCTTTACTTAAACGCTGAGGATAATCCGATTACATGGAATAAAAAGAACTATCTTTTTGCCGCCGCTAAGAGAATGGGGATTGAAGTTCGAGAGGCTAAAAACGTCTCTAATCCTGAGTGTGTTCTTAACATTCAACCTTTTAACTTCTTGCCCGGCGTTCGTTGGACTGGCCTGTGGCATATAGACGTGTGTTTGAATAGCGACATACCCTCAGTTTATTACTATCTTTGTAATACAGTTTTTGTGGCGAGCAATCAGATGAGAACTCCTTATGAAAAAGCTCAAGTCTTATTTCAAGCCTGCGACCCTGTACTACACAAGAGAACAATTAAAGAACCTGAGTACGATTATGTTGTCTGTGGACTTATGGGAGGTGCTTATAATGGTGAGAGGTCAAGACTTCACGCTATCCTCGCCGATAAGTTCAAGAGTTTAGATGCTGGAAATGGTAAAAAACCCCAAGATTACGTCAATGCCCTATCACAAGGGAAGGTTCAATGGGTAAGAACCGCCAACACAGAAGGGAACTTTGAAATGGCGGCTCAGAGATTCTTCGAAAGCCTTGCATTAGGTCCTGTTTTAACTAATTGGACCAAAGACCTACCTTTAACTGGTTTAATAGAAGATGTAGATTACATGGCCTATCGAAATGATGAAGAAATGGTGTCTAAAATGTACACTTTAATTAGAGACCCCGAATTAAGAGAACGAATCGCCACTAACGGACGCAACAAAGCCCTACTCTATCATTCTTACGACCAACGCCTAGCAAGCATATTAAACATTTGTCGAGAATATGACGATACTATTAGCCCCACATCCTGACGACGAGGCCCTCTTCTGTGGTTCAATCTTAAAAGAGAAACCCTTGGTGGTAATAGTCTGTGATGGTACGAGCCATGAAAAGTTTGGAGTTACCGCAGAGGACAGGAGAAATGAAACCTTAGAAGCGATGGGTAAATTAGGGCTTAAAGTTAAATTCTTAGGTTTTAAGGAAAAAGAATTAAACTCTGTTGACTTAATGAAAGCATTTGAAAAGTTAAAGAAATACAAGCCTGATGTAGTCTATTCTCCTGCCTTAGAGGGGGGAAACGACGACCATGATATAGTTAGCACCTCGTCTTATGTCTTTAGTAATGTCAAACACTACAACACTTACACGAGTACCGAGATTACAGGCAAGGACAAAGCCCCCAAAGAGATACTAGATTGTTATAAATCACAAATAAGGATAAATCCTCAATTTTTTATATGAAATGCTTTATTCAAGTATGGTTAGGTACAGAGATTCCTTATTGGGATAAATTCGTTGCCAACAGAAACTTACAAAAGGGTTGGGATTTCAAAATTTTTACCAATCTTGACGTCAAGGGAAAGGGAAACGTTGAGGTACATAAAATTGATTTTGATTGGTTTAATAAACTCTTAAAAGACAAACTCGACATAACACCTCAAATTCATATGATTACAGCCCCGTACCACGACCCTAACCGTCCAATGATAGAACAACCTAGTCGGCATATATACGACTACTGGCCCGCCTTTGGATACTTGTTTTCTGAATACTTAAAAGGATATGAGTATTGGGGGCACACCTGCTTCGACTTAGTCTATGGAGACTTAAATAAATGGTTTGATATTGACTGCGATATCTTTGGTAACGACCCCGACGCTATCTGTGGACCGTTTACTTTATATAAAAACACACCTGAAATTAGCAGACTCTTTATGGAA